AAAATCTGTATCCCTAGCTCCACTAACCCATTTACCTGTTCGAATAGTATAGCCAGCTGCTAAAGCAATTTTAGCGCCTGTAATTCCATCAAAAGTTTGAGGATCAACATATCCTGATGTTGTAGACATCCCTCTAAATCGGTAAGTACTAGAATCTGTTAAACCATGATTAGGTACATGAACATTTATATACGAAGAACCTGCTCCATAGGTAACAAAAGGATTATACGGCATAAGCTGTGTAACAGCCGGAGCCACCCTTGCTGGCCTTGCGTTTCTAATGGCTTGAGGATCGGATCCATAAACCTTAGGATCTATTAAAGGAGATTTAGGTTCGTATTCCGAAATATGAACCAAAGCTCCTGTCCATTCCTTAACCATTTCTAGATACGGATACGCTTGACCGTCGCGATCAGAAATGGATAGGGCATATTTACCTTTTGAAAACGGAGAAGCCATTATGTCACCGTTGGGTAAAATTGTGCCGGAGTAATAAAAGTACTGGATCTTGACCCATCTTCGTCCAGCGCACGTTTAATTTCATCTTCATAATAAAGTTTTAACTGTTCGGTTCTTTCAGGTACATATTTTTGAGAGAGATAAAAAGCAAGTCCTGAGACCATACACGGAAGCCATCTAAAGGGAACATCAGCCGTATTAGTAAAAGCTCCAGCATCTTCTATTCTTTGAACAGAATAATATTTTAAATGCGTATAGGTTGATGCATCAGGAGTTAAGAAAAGACTAATTAAAGGTAATGTTGTATTTCCTTTACTGACCCTTTGGACATAATACTGTGAAGGAGTGCCCGTTGCGCCTTTATTAGGTATTGCTGCATATGTGGATCGATCTATTTTAGAAATGGATATATCCGTTGTCGTAGATGCCGGATTAACGAGTGTTTCATTATTAGAAATAAAGGCTTCCAAAACATCATTACAGCCACTCGCGGAAGCATATTGACTTACACCACTCGACAACGCTGTAGCATTTAATTGAATTTTAAATAGGTGAACTCCACGGTTCCCCCAGTCGGAGAACAGTACGTTTAATGATCGTCTTGCTTTAGCAAGATTGTATCCTGAATTGGTCTGAATACCACATCTTTCATAAGCTTCCTCAACGATTTCGTCGATCGCTAGATCGAATGTTGTTGTTCCACTGGTTGCCATTTATGCACATCCTATTTCTTTAGTTCGCGCACAAGTCTTTTTCTTTCGGCTCCAAGTCTTCTTTTGCCGCCTTTAGTGTACGCTTTTTCCGCACTCACACGACCTTCTTCTTCTAGTATGTTCTCTCGTCTAGTGTTGATTCGACCGCCGTGTTTCTTATTAATCCTTTGATTAGGTCTAGAACCCCACTTGCCGTAAGACTCGTCTCTACGATCTTTCATAGATTGTTTCTTACCACCTTCAGGGCCGGCTCTCATTCCTAAAGATTCATCTTCTCTAGCTTTATAACCTTGTCTTTTTTTACCTCTTCCTGGTTTTCCTCTACCTCTTCTAGCGACTCTGCCTTTTTTTGGTCTTGGCAATGCTCGTCCTTCGGCATCTGGCGTTCTTCGTTTTAATGCTCTTCCAATTGTATCGCTGAAAACACCGCCTTCTTGTAATTGTAAAGCTTGGCCCACTCCTTGTTTAGCCATCTGTGCTACAAGAGCACCGCCTTCTTGTAAAGCTTTACCTCTACCTCTTTTAGCGATTCCGCCTCCACGAAAATGTCCAGCTTTAGCTGGAACATCAGAAGCCTTGCCAGTCATCGCCATGCGTTTGTGCATATTTACTTTTGACATGTCCATAATATTTCTCCTTAAAATATACCTTCAAAATTAGTACCCTTAGTTGCTGCGCCAGAACCCGGTACTCTTTTAGTTCCGCCTGCTGCTTTAACAAAACCGCCTTTAGCTTTTTTTCTAGGCATTAGCCTTTTCTTACCAGCTTGGTTTAATTTTTTAACTTGTGAAGCTCCGGGCCAAGTTTTGGCCTTCCCTACAAAAGCTAATTTTACTTTTTTAACCATTCTTCCTCCTTGTTTCATTCCTGGCAATGGCGGTTGATTAGGATCACGATTCTTCTTGCGCCTATTTATCCTTTGCTCTCTAAGGTAATGCTTCCTTTGAATAATAAGTTTCCTTATTACCTCAGGAAGAATTTCCTTAATCGGCTTGCCATTACTCACTCTATATACCTAAATTTTGTTGTATCCACAACTCCACCTTCTTTAGCGCCATAAGGCTGCGTGGTTTTACTAATACTTTTATCTCGTTTCTTTTTATATCCCTCCACAAGGATAGTCATCGCATCTACCGATTCTCCCATTAAATCAGGTTTCAGCTTTTCTAAAGCCTTCTTCATTTTTTCAATTTCTTTAGGAGTTTTAATTTCTCCGTTATCTGCCATATAGGGGCCCCTTTTCTCGTGACTTAATGTCATCAAGACAGTCTTACTATACTTTCTTTTTTCGATACTGTCTAGGTCGGGACCTTAAAGGCTTGCGCATCGCACGCGAGCGACGCCCACCCCTGAGACCAGGGGAAATTTGTTTAGGTTCTTGAGCTCTACTAATCGGCATTAATTACTTATTTCTCCTTTTTTATATTCTATATCAGGAAGACCGTCTTCGTAAGTCTTTCCATCAAACGTTAGAACCTTTTTTCGATTGGCTCCTTTTTCATTATAAGATACATGGATCCATCCGTGCTGGTCATCGTCGGGACGGTAGTATTCAAGGATCAGTTGGTCAAAATCGCAGTTCGCTTGGATCCAATACGCCACCTTAATATTGGGAACCCCTGGAATTTCAAAATCAACCGCCTGCCCTTTACAATGCTGCGAGCTATCGGAGCTACCCAAAATACGGTTAACCTCTAAACTACGAAAGCCCGACGTTATAAAGACGGGCCTTTCATCAAATTTTGCTCGAACAGGTTCCAGAATCTCATAACAGACATTCTCTAAATTTTTTACTTCGCCTGCTCCAGGAAGATTCTTTAGCCCATTACGGGCGGCAATCTGGCTTTTGGTAAATTCCGATAATTTAAAATGTTTGGATAGTTGCATTGGTGAATTTTTCCTTAAGAAATTAAAAGTAACCACGCTACAATGCTAAATATCAGAAGCGCATAACTCCAACTTATCAGGTCGCATCCCAAAAATCGACGGCACATTAAAAATGGAAGTTGGGAACCTATAGATTTAATTCGTTCCCAACATCCAGTAAAACTTAGCATAAAACTTCTAAATTGCTGCAATAATAATTAAAACTATAACTACAGCCACAGCTATAGATATTTTTTTATGAGCTTTTGCTAGTTTCCATAAATCTTTAACAGTTTCCATAGGTCCTCCGTTTATGTTTTATCTTACGTGTAAACTTGCTTTTATCGATAAATGTTTTAGAAGTAAAGAATCTTAATACTCTTGCAATGGGATTTCTGCTTCTTTTCTTAGCCATAAATTCCACAACAGCTAAACTTAGCCATAAAGAAATAGTGATAAATGCTGAATCCTCCAGCAATTCCGATAGAAAGTCCAATTAAAATTGCTATAATCCATTTCATTTTTTGATCTTCCATATAAAAGCTCCGCCCAGGATAAAGGCTGTCCATAACATCCACATATCATTAGCAATGAATATAAAGTTCATTACATCTATAAAATCATTCAACATCATTAAAATATTATATCCATAACTAAATATAAAGTAATAAAGATGAACATACTCATCAGTATGACCTCATACGGAAAATTAAACATTTTTTTAGGCGCAATTGTTTTTGTCTAAATCAATCGGCTGATCGCCCTGAAAGAACCATACATAAGATGAAATTTTTGTGCCATCTTGTGTATAGGTACATTTTTTGCCTACCGAGCAGGCGCTCAGGGCAAATAGCAGTGCAAGCACTAGAAATAATTTATTCATTTGTTCTCCTTGGTTGAAGGGAATCTACCACAGAATGCCTAGATATGACAAAGCTTTGCTCATACGTGTGTTGTTCTGCTTTGCCTTTATTTTCTAGTTGACAGCACTCGCCATTGTCTTCTTTTTCTTTCGAGTGCGTACCACAACATTTTTTTGGATCTATTGGCATGTTTCACATTCCCCCGAGTCATCAACAACTGTAACGCCTCCAAAAACTTTTTCTTTGACAATACTCACTTTGCTTTTATCATCTTGTTTCTTACAATTACACATTTGGCACGGACATATTCCAAGCATATCTGAATGATTTAAGACAGCACAATGGCATAAACAATTACAACTTTTGCATCTAGTCTCTGCCATAGAAATCTTTCCAGAACCATTCAACTA